GTCGTTTACCTATCGCCCCGAAATTGGAGGGTTTCATGAAGGGTCGGAAGCCGTCGGCGACACGACACGTTACCAGGACTGGGCACGCGCCGATCGTCGAGCCGCCGCCGGTCGTGAACGCGGACATCGGGCGGCCGCCGCGGGACCTGAAGGGGCTCGGTCGCTGGTTCTGGGACGCGTACGTCGAAGAGCGGGCCGCGCACAAGGCGTTGAACAAGCTCGATCGGGTCTCGCTCGTCCTGGCGGCGCGCTGCGTCCAGGCGGCCGGCGAGGGCGAGAAGAGTCAGATGGAGGCCGCGCGCCGCTGGCTCTGCGAGCTATGCGCGACGCCGGCGACGAGAATCAAGATCGCCTATGCACTCAAGCGACAGCAGCCCGCGGGGACGCCGACGCCAACCGCGCCAGCCGTCCAGCCGGCCGCGGTCGGGATCCGGGAGAAGCTCCGGGCTCTCGCGGGCGGGCGCGCAGCGGGCGGCTGAGGTCGTCTCGTTCTTCGAGTACTTCCTCTGTCACTCGAAAGGGCAGTGGGCGGGTCGACCGTTTCGGCTCGAGCGGTTCCAGCGCGAGGACATCATCCGGCCGATCTTCGGGTCGCTCCTCCCCGACGGCCGGCGCGCGGTCCGGACGGCGCTCGTCGAGACGCCGCGAAAGAACGGGAAGACGGAGATCGCCGCGGGGATTGCGTTGTATCTGCTCTGCGCGGATGGGGAGCAGGGCGCGGAGGTCTACAGCGGGGCCGCGGATAAGGACCAGGCGCGCCTCGTCTTCGAGGAAGCCAAACGCATGGTACTCAGCTCGCCCGAGCTCGCGCCGCCGCGGCTCCAGGTCTACAAGGACGTGATTTTCGACCCGGAGACGTGGAGCCTGTATCGCGTGCTGTCGGCGGACGCGCTGACGAAACACGGGCTCAATCCGCACGGGGTCATCTTCGACGAGGTCCACACCCAGAAGACGCGCGAGCTCTGGGACGTGCTGACGACCGCCCAGGGCACGCGGACGCAGCCGCTCACATTCGCGATTACCACGGCCGGGTATGACCGGACGAGCCTCTGCTTCGAGCTCCATACCTACGGGCAGCGCGTCCGCGCGAACCCGAGCGCCGACCCGTCCTTCTACTCCGTGCACTACGGGGCGGCCGACGACGCCGACTGGGAAGACCGGCGCGAATGGCGGCGCGCGAACCCGGCCCTCGGGTCGTTCCTGTCGATGGAGTTCCTCGAGAACGAATACCGGCAGGCGAAGGAGCTCCCGTCGCGTCAGAACGCCTTCCGTCAGCTCTACCTCAATCAATGGGTCCAGCAGCATACGCGCTGGATCGATATGAAACGGTGGGCGGCGAACGCCGGCGTCCACGGGCGGATCGCCGAGGCGGCCCTGAAGGGGCGGCGGGTCTGGGGCGGGCTCGACCTGGGATCGGTCTCCGACCTCACGGCGTTGATCTGGGTCGCCGAGTGCGCGGACGGCGCGGTCGATGTCTTCCTGCGCTGCTGGGCGCCGGAGGCCGTCCTCGAGCGCGACCGGAACCCGCGCAACTATGCGCTCTATCAGCGCTGGCGGGAGGCGGGCTACCTGACGACGACGCCGGGCGACGCGACCGATTACGGCGCGGTCCGCGCGCAGGTCCTCCGCGATCGCGAGGTCTTCGACGTCCAGAGCCTCGCGTACGACAAGGCCTTTCAGGCGCAGCAAATCTCGATGGAGCTCGCGGACGCCGGCGTCGATGTCCTGCCGCTCGGGCAGTCGGCGTATTACCAGGACCCGCAGATCCGCACGTTCGAGCGGCTGCTGCTCGAGGACGGCGTCCATCACGGCGAGAACCCGATCCTCACCTTCGCCGCGGAGAACGCGGTCGTCCGGAAGGACGGCGAGGGCCGGATGAAACTCGACAAGCAGCGCAGTCAGGAGAAGGTCGATCCCCTGAGCGCGCTCCTGTTGGCGCTCGACGCCTTCGAGCGGCGCGAGCAGCCGTCGGTCTATGAGACCCGCGGGGTCGAAGTCTTCTAACGTGGCTCGAAAACGCGCGAACCCGCCGCCATCTGACACGAGGGACGCTATGCCCCTATCCGATCGCCTCCTAACGGTCGCCGAAGTCTCAGAGCGACTCGCCGTCACGACGAAGACGGTCCGCCGCTGGATCGACGAAGGCCGGCTCGAGGCGCTCAGCGTCGGGCCGACGGAGCGGGTCCGGATCCGTGAGTCGGACATCGCGCCACGCCGGCGCGGCGATCCGTCCGTCGAATCGTAGACGACCGCGGACAATCGGGCATAGTCGCGGGCCTCGCCGCTCTTTACACTGAAGAGCGGCTCCATGGGCGCGTCGCTCACGCTCCGGAAACGCCTCGCCGTCACGGCCGCCGCCGTCCGCGCCATCTGGCGCGGCCCGTGGAGTTCCAGCGACTCCGAGCTCGCCCGGTATTTCGGCGGCGGGCCCGTGACGGCCGGCGTCTCGGTCTCTCAAGAGACCGCCCTCACGTATGCGGCCGTGTGGCAGGCCGTGACCCTCATCTCCGGCCAGGTCGCCTCGCTCCCGCTCATCCTCTATAAGCGATTGGACGGAGGCGGGAAGGAACGATTCACCGGTCATCCGCTGTACCGGCTGTTGCACGACGAGCCAAACCCGGAGATGAGCTCGTTCATCTTCCGGGAGACCTTGCAAGCGCACGTCCTGACCTGGGGGAACGCGTACGCGGAGATCCAGCGCAACGCCGGCAACGCGCCGGTCGCTCTGTGGCCGATCCCGCCCGACCGCGTCACGCCCGACCGGGACCCGCGGACGAACGCGCTCCTCTATCGCGTCTTCAATCCAAAGAGCGGCCGCGAGGTCACCATCCCGGCGGCCGACATGCTCCATATCCCGGGGCTCGGGTTCGACGGCGCGGTCGGGTACTCCGTGATTCAGAAGGCGCGCGAGTCGATCGGCCTCGGGATTGCGGCGGAGCGGTTCGGGGCGGCGTTCTTCGGGAACGGCTCGACCTTCGGCGGGATCCTCACGCATCCGAAGGCGCTGCAGCCGGACGCCCGCAAGCGTATCAGGGAGTCCGTCGAGCAGCAGCACGCGGGACCCGCGCGCGCGCATAAATTCATGCTCTTAGAAGAGGGCCTGAGTTATACGAAGATCGGGGTCCCGCCGCAGGACGCGCAATTTCTGCAGACGCGGCAGTTTCAAGTCGAAGAGATCGCCCGCTGGTTCAACCTGCCGCCGCACAAGTTGAAGCATCTCGAGCGGTCCACAAACAACAACATTGAGCATCAAAATTTGGAGTACTACATCGACTGTCTCCGGACGTGGCTCGTCCGATGGGAGCAGGAGATCCGGCGGAAGCTCATCGCGCCGGCCGAGCGGAAGATCCAATTCGCGGAGTTCCTCGTCGATGCGCTGCTGCGCGGCGACACGGCAAGCCGGTATGCGGCCTATGCGGTCGGGCGTCAATGGGGCTGGCTGTCGCCGGATGACGTGCGCGAGCGCGAGAACATGAACCCGCTCCCCGGCGGCGCCGGGGAGATCTATCTCGTGCCATCGAACATGATGGACGCCTCCCGCGTGAAGGATCTCCCCGTGCCAGGGACGGCGCCGGCTCCCGCGCCCGCGGCGGAGCCGGCGCCCGAGCCTGACGACCCGGCCGACGAGGACGAGCGCGCGCGGCTGCGCGCCGAACGGGACATGGCGGTCGAGACCGCCTTCGGGTTCCAGGCGCGCGTCGCCGAGCTCCACGAAGCGACGGAGGCCGCGACCGCGCAGGCGGCCGCGAGCGAGGTCCGCGCCGCCGAGGCGGAGGGCCGCGCGACCGCGGCGGGCGCCCGCGCCGAGGACGAGACGCGCCGATGGGCGGACGCCTCGAGCGAACGGGACGCGCTCCGCGCGACCCTCGAGCGGCTCGTCGCCGAGGCGGAGGCGAGCGGGGCCGCGCAGCGCGCCGAGCTCGCGCAGCAGCTCGCCGAGGCGGAGCGCCGCGCGACGACCCTTGAGGCCGACCACGCAGCCGCCCAGGAGGCCGCCGCGCAGGCGACCGCGCAGCGCGAGGCGCTCGCGCAGGCGGCCGACCAGGCGCGAACCCGCGCGCAGGAGCTCGAGCAGGCGCTCGCCGCGGCGCGCGGGGCGTTGCAGACGACCGCGGCGAGCCAAGTGCACGCCCGACACGCGCTGTATCTCGACGTCATGCGGCGCGCCATCGAGCGCGAGGCGGACCGGCTCACGTCCGCCCAGGCGAGCCGGGAGAAGGTCCGGGCCGCGGCGGAGTCGCTCTATGCCCGGCACGGCGCCTTGGTTCGGGATCATCTCCTGCCGGCCGTCCGGGTCCATCTCGCGGCGATCCGGTCGGACGCTGACCCGCTCCGGCTCGCGGAAGAGGTCGCCGCGCAGCACGTCGAGGCGTCCCGTCAGGACGTGGCGACCGTCCTCGAGGAGGAAGACTTCCATCCGGAGCTCGCGCGCATGCTTCGACGCTGGCGCGAGGAGCGCGTCGCGGACGTGCCGAACCGGTTCACGCAAGCGGAGCTCGACTATGCCACTCGCGCAGCCTGACGCCTTCGAGCGTCGCATGTCCGGCGAGGTCCGGGTCGATCTCTCGGCCGACAGGAAGATCCGCGGGACGGCGATCGTCTTCAATCGCCTGTCCGCGGACCTCGGCGGGTTCCGTGAGATCATCAAACCGGCCGCGGTCGATCGGACGCTCGACGAGAACGGCGACGTCCGGGCGCTCTGGAACCACGACACCGGGATCGTCCTTGGACGCACGCGCGCGGGGACGCTGACGCTCCGGCGCCGGCGCGACGGGCTCGAGGCGACGATCGACCCGCCCTCGTGGGCCGCGGACAAGCTCGAAAGCATCCAGCGGGGCGACGTGAGCGGAATGTCGTTCCGGTTCCGGGTTCTGAAGGACGCCTGGGACTTCTCCGATGAGGAGAACATCATTCGGGAGGTTCACGACATGACCTTCGATGAGGTCTCGATCGTGACCTTCCCGGCGTATCCGCAGACGGACGTCACGGTCGCGCAGCGCGCGCTCGCCGCGCATCGCGAGGAGCGGCGCGCGTTGCGGGTCGCCTTCCTCGAGAAGCTGCACCGGACGCGGGTTGCCACGTTCTAAAACACAAGAGGGACCATGACCCCCGAGGCACTGCAGACCATCGAAAATCGCCGGAACAAGTTCGACGTCCCGGAGCTCGTCGCCGAGATCCGCCGGCTCTGGGCCGAGCGCGACGCGAAGGCGACGGCGGGGCCGAAACCGGCGAAGAAGGGCGCGGCGGCGCCGGCCGCTGGCGGCGACGCCGATTGACGGCGACTGGCGGACTCTGCTAGGGTCTGAATCAACGACAGACGCCGGCGACGCGCGACGGGGGAGCCCGGGCGCCCGCGCGGCGACATCAAGCGAGCCAGCCTCAGAGGGGGCGAGGCCCGCTGGCGAAACAGGACATCTGATTTCGCCGGTGGACCTCGCCCCCGTTGTGTTTTCGGCGCCATCCCCCGGCGAGCCGAGGACACACCCATGACCCTCCAGGAATTGCGCGACGAACGCCGGCGGCTCGCCGAGCAGGCAAACGAAGTGCTTCGGACGGCGCGCGCGGAAAACCGCGACGTCACGGCCGAGGAGGACGCCCGATTCGAGGCGATCCACGCGGACATCGAGAAGTTGCGCAGGCGGATCGAGCGCGAGGAGCGTCAGGAAGCGGTCGATTCCAGCCTCGCCGAGACGACCCGCCGCACGGAGCCGAACCAGCCGGGCGAGACCCGCGCCGGCGGCGAGACGCGCGTCACGCGCCCGGACATCGACCCAAACCTCGACGGCCTGCGCTCGTGGCTCATGGCCGGGTGTGGGGGCAGCCAGGGCCCGTCGCCCGAGCTGCGGGGCAACGCCGAGCGGTCCGGGGTCAATCTCGACTCGAAGTACTTCACGCTGAGGCTCCCGCGGTCGCCCCTCCGCAAGCTGGGCGAAGAGGGGATCGCCGAGTGGCGCGCCGCGAACGGGATCGCGCCGCCGCAGACCCGCGCCGCGCTCGGCGTCGGCTCGGGCTCGATCGGCGGGTTCACCGTCAAGGACGAGATGATGCGCTCGCTCGAGGTCTCGCTCCTAGCCTTCGGCGGGATGCGCCAGGCCGCGACCGTCATCCGGACGGAGAGCGGCGCCGACCTGCCCTGGCCGACCATGAACGACACCGGCAACAAGGGTCGGATCATCGGTGAGAATTCGGCGCACACGAACACGGACATCGCGTTCGGGCAGGTCGTCTATCAGGCCTTCAAGTACTCCAGCGACTACGTCCTCGTGTCGTGGGAGTTCCTGCAGGACTCGACGATTAACGCCGCCGAGACCATCGGGAAGGCGCTCGGCGAACGCATCGGCCGGATCACGAACGACCATTTTACGACGGGCGACGCCTCCTCGAAGCCGAACGGGATCGTCACCGCAGCCGGCGCCGGCGTGACGGCGACCTCGCTCACGACGACGACGACCTACTCGTTCCTGATGGACCTGGTTCACTCCGTGGACCCGAGGTATCGGGTGAGCGGGCGGTTCATGCTGTCGGATGCCGCGCTCAAGATGGTCCGGAAGATCCTCATCCCGCAGTACTCCGGCGACACGGCCGGCGCGCCGCTCTGGCAGCCGTCGCTCGTGGCCGGCGTGCCGGACCAGCTCCTCGGCTACGGGTACGTCGTGAATCAGTCGATGACGGCGCCGGCGACGGCGGTCCGCTCGATCATCTTCGGCGACCTGTCGAAGTACATGATCCGCGACGTCCGCGACGTGACGCTCGTCCGCGCCGAGGAGCGGTTCGTCGAGCTCGGACAGGTCGCGTTTCTCGCGTGGAGCCGCCACGACGGCGACCTCCTCGACGCGGGGACGGACCCGGTCAAGGCGCACATCCAGGGCTAAGCCGCACTGACGCAGCAGGGCAGACGCGCGGGCTCATAACCCACGCGTCAGACCCGCCGGGAGCATTACTATGGATTTCCTGATCGAAAGCTGCAAGGTTACGACCGTGGCGGCCGTGGCGGCGGGCACGTCCACGATCACCGGGACCGCCCTCGACATGGCGGGGTTCGATGGCGCCCTTTTCATCGTGCGACTCGGCACGCCCGCCGTAAACAACAACCTCAAGATCACGCAGTGCGACACGTCGGGCGGGTCGTACGCGGACCTCGAGGGGACGCTCGTCGGCAATCACGCGACCGATACGCCGCTCATCGTGGACATCAAGCGGCCGCGCGAGCAGTTCCTCAAGTACGTCGTGACACGCGCGACATCGAGCTCGATCGATATCGTGGCGATCGTGCAGTACCGCGCGCGGACGCGCCCGACGACGCAGCCGTCCGGGACGCAGGCCGAGAAGTACAGCTGGCCGCCGGAGGGCACGGCGTAAACGGGGGAGCCGATGCGGATCCGGATCCTGCAGGTCATCGAGGCGACGCCGGGGTTCCCGCTCCGGCCGGGCCGGGTCATCGAGGCGGAGCGGCTCTCCGCG